AGGCAAAAGAGATGCTTTAATCACTGAATATGAACAAGCTATCAAGAGGGGAGAGGTTTTAGTAATTCCTAAAGGTACAGTAGATATTAAAGATACTACTATCAACATCCAAGACCCTATTGAGTGGATTAGATATCTGGAAAACTTCTTTTATCAAGCAGTAGGTATTCCTAGAGTTATAGCTTCAGCAGAAGGGTTCAGTGAAGCTAGTTCTAAAGTTGGATATCTAACATTCGAGCCAGTTTATACAAGAGAGCAAACACTATTAGAAGCAGATATTTGGAGCCAATTAGCATTAAGAGTTAAATTTAATAGACCTCCATCCCTTCATGGATTGATGGAAGAAACAGAACAGAAGAATGTTGGGCAAGTGGGTATTGAACCTAATGAAGTACAAGCAACAGCAGGGAGGACAGAATAATGGAAGTAGAATTTTATCAATTATTACTAAATAATGGATTTGCAGTATTTGTAGCTGTTTATGTTCTTATGAGATTAGAGAAAACTTTGAAACAAAACACACAAATATTAACAGAGCTAAAAGTATTAATTAAAGGAAGGTGTAAATAATGCCAATTAAGAAGAAGAAGAAGAATGTAATTGAACAGCTTAAAGATATTAAAGCAAAGGGTGGAGCTGAAGCTGAAGTTAAAGAAGAAGATAAAGAAGGTGTAAAAGAACTGCGTACTAAAGAAGAAAGAAAAGCTGAAAGTGAAAGAATAGCTGAAGAGGCTAAATTTTCAGAAAGAGAAGCTGAATTAGCTAGAGAAAGACCTCAAACTCAATTAGATATAGCTGTAGAAAGGGGAGTCCCAATAAGAGCATTTGCTGAAAGTAAAAGGGAAGCTGAGGAACTAGCAAGAGGTGGTGGAGCAGGAGTCCAGGCTCAAAGATTAGAAGAAAGGAAAGCAAAGGTTAGAGGAGAACAGAGAGAAGCTGGAGTAAAGTTCTTAGAGGAAAGGGGATTTTTCGAACAAGAAGCACCTAAAAGAGTAGAGTTAGACTTGCCAGAAAGAGAAGGTTTTGAGCTGATTCCAGTGTTAGGAATTTCTTACAGAAGTTTAAAAAGAGATTTACCAGCTATTTTCGGTACAGAGACAGTTGAGGAGATGGCTACTATAATTCAAGACCCACAAACTTTGAGGGAAGTTATGCAGCAGCAAATACAAGCTGACGTTATTAAAGAGGGACTAACGAGGAGTGAGAGTTTTGGAGCTCTTATAGAGAGTATTCCAGCTGTAGGTTCATTAGCTACCAAATATGTAGGAGGGATGTTAGAATCTCCTAAAGCTAATGTAGAGACTATCATGAAGGAAATAGCTAGCGAAAGAGAGAGAGCATCTGTTCTTGCTGAGAATGCTAGAACTGGAAAACTAGGAGACCCCTTTGTGGCTTATGCAGAAATAGAAACTATTGAAGATAATTTAGCTAAATTGGAAATGAGGGTTAAACTACTTGCTAATACATCTGGTCAGTTATTAGCTTCTGCTGATGAAATTAATACTATTGAAGAAGCGATCCTCCGAGCTAAAGAAAGAGCTTTTATAGCTAAAGGTGCGGCAGCTGAAGGTATTCAAGAACTTGGCTCTTTAAATTCTGTTTACACAACACTTAGAAAATATAGAACTGAGGGGGGTGAATAAAATGGTGGAAGAAAAAACTGAAGAAAAGCAAGAACAGAAAACAACTGAAGATAATCTTATAGATTCAGCTAATAAAGCAGCTGAAAGAGTTGAGAAAGCTAGAGAGGACTTGGCTAAGGAAAATGATAGAATGGAGAATCTATTAGCTAGAGAAAGATTAGGCGGTAAAACTGAAGGTGCACCTCAAGAAGAGACTGAGAAGACTGCGACTCCTGCTGACTACGCAAAACAAGTTCTGGCTGGAGAAATAGGAAAAGTTTAAATAGTTCTATACTTTCTTTTAGGCATGGCAAATGAGGCGATACTTAGAGTTAGACTAGATAATCCTATAGATTTTACAGTAGCTGACGGAGCAGGAATTAACAAAGGTACTGTATGTCAATTAACTGACCCTGTAACAGCTTCTGCAAGTGCTGCTGATGGTAACCTATTCGCAGGTATTGCAGCAAGAGAAAAGGTAGCAAGTGACGGAAGAACTAGACTAGCTTGTTTTAGGAGAGGAATCTTTGACATGGTAACTACTGGCACAATCACAATCGGACAATTAGTAACTATTGGAGGAGCTAACATTGTTAAAGCTGTAGCAGCTGGAGAAGCTGAAAGCGGAGCAGTAGTAGGTCAAGCCTTAGAAGCTGCATCTGGCGGCGAAGTAATACAAGTTCTGGTAGGTAGTGCTTAAATGGAAGATGAAAATAAAAAAGGAGATGAAGAATAAGTAAACAATGGCAACCGTTGAAACAAATGACATTCGTGGATTAGACATAGATAAATTAGTCAAAGGCTTCGCACTTACTGAATATATTTTTAAGAGCATGGTTACAGTTTCTTCTACTTCAGGAGACGCAATCCGATGGTATCAAGAAACAGCAGCTGACTTAACAGCAACTGCACCTAGTGTTGTAGCTAACATCTCACCACTTTCTACTTTCCCAACCTTAGAAGTATCTTGGACAAGGCAAACTTCTTATGTAAGGAAATACGCAGCTGAAGGATTTATCTCAATGGAAGACATCAAGTCTGCTGATGTAGATGTATTAGCTAGAACAATGTTAAGATTAACTAGAGCTGTTGTAAAGCAAGTTGATACAAGAATCTATGATGTTATGACAGAAAGCCAAAGCCCTTCCACTATTGGAACAGCCGCAGCAACTGGAACTGGATGGGATGACACAACTAATGGTAACCCAATCTTAGACATTATGGCTGCTAAACAAAGTATTGCTGAGAACAACTATAACCCAGAAGGCGGAATTATAGCAATGAATCCTAAGAATCATAAAGATTTAATGAATTATCTGATTACTGTTAAAGGTTCAAGCATCCCACAGTTTGCTAGTCAAAAGGTTCAAACTGGCGTAGTAATGGAAATGCTAGGAATGAGAGTAGTAGTCTCAAACAATGTAGTAGCTGATAGTGTATATGTAGGACTTCCAGCTAGAGCATGTACATGGAAATCTCACACAGATACAACTGCAAAAGCTATTGCAGACCCAGGAGTAGGAACTAAATTGAGAGTGTGGGAAATGGGCGAAGGACTATTAACTGACCCTAAGGCTTCTTACCTAATCACTGATACTGACACTTAAAGATGACTGAAGAAAATCAGAAGAAATTGTATGAACATTATCTTAAAACTAATCAAACTGCGAGAGCTGAGGAAACTTTGACAAGATACCCACATTTTAAAGAAGCTCCTAAACCTCCAAAAAGCAAGGCAATAGAAAAAGATAAAAAGTCTGAGTGATTCTAATTCTTATGACAAATTACGGAGAAAGAACTGGTACTGGTGGTCCAGGTACTGCAATCATAACAAATGATGATGAGTACCTTTTAGACATTCCTGAGATAGTAGACCCAAGTGAGGAAGACTACGGGAAAGTTAAGGACTCAAGGAGCTACTAATGGGCGGTCAAGGTAGCGGCAGAAGACCAGACCCTGTCAAGCAACTCGCTCCGCCGATTCCTTCTATGAATCCTAACATTGCATCTGTAGGTAAAGAGCCTTTTATTCTCCCTAACTATTCTGGTGTTAAAGCATTCGGTAAGATTGCAGTTCCAGGTCAAGCTAATCTCTTACCACCTAACCACCAGACTACTCTTAATATTACTGGCTCAGGTGGTACAACCTTAACAACTACTCCTGGAACAAATACTCTTAATATTGCTACATCTGCAGGAGTAACTTACACAGGAGGAAGAGGAATAAACATAGATGGCTCTAATGAGATTACAACAGTTGATGGAGATATCAATCATAATAATTTATTAAACTATTCAGCTAATCGACATATTGATTGGACTGCAGCCTCAGCTGGAACTATTGACCCTTCTAATTATGTGGACAATAATACCACATATGTAAACTCTGACTGGAACATCCTAAGCCTAAGTGGATACAATGCAAGTGCAGCTAATTTTCTAAGAGGTGATGGAAGCTGGGTAACTCCTCCAGATACTAATACAACTTATGTTGATTCTGATTGGAACATATTAAATCTAAGTGGTTATAATGCAAGTACTGCAAACTTCCTTAGGGGTGATGGTAGTTGGGTTACTCCACCTGATACAAATACCCAACTAACAGAAGAACAAGTAGAAGACTTTGTAGGTGGTATGGTAACTGGTAACACTGAAACTCTAATCACAGTTACTTATCAAGATAGTGATGGAACTTTAGATTTCGTGGTAGACAACAACTTAGCAAATTATGATAATACTTCATCTGGTTTCATTACTGCAACTCTGACTAATGAACAGGTGCAAGACATAGCTGGAGGCATGGTGACTGGTAACACAGAGACATTAATAACTGTTACTTACCAAGACAGCGACGGTACTTTAGACTTTGTAGTAGATAACAATCTAGCAAATTATAGTAATGCTACCTCTGGTTTTATCACTGCAAGTTCAACTGACACTCTTACAAATAAATCAGGTAACATCTCACAATGGACTAATGATTCAGGATACATCACAGCTACATTAACTGAAGAGCAAGTTGAAGATTTTGTTGGAGGAATGGTTACAGGTAATACTGAGACATTGATAACAGTCACCTACCAAGATGCAGATGGGACACTAGACTTTGTTGTGGATAATAATTTAGCAAACTATGATAACTCATCCTCTGGATTCATCACCGCAACATTAACTCAGGAACAAGTTGAAGATTTTGCTGGTCCAATGGTTGCAACTGGTGGAACAAAAACTGGTATTACTGTAACATACCAGGATGCTACTAATGATATGGACTTTGTTGTTTCTGATACCACAGTAGCAGGAGACACAGGATCAACTGGTATTACGCCAGGAGATACATTAACAATTGCAGGTGGTACAAATGTTACTACTGCAATGAGCGGAGATACATTAACAATTAATGCATCAGGAGCTGTGACAAATTCTTTTGAAACAATATCTGTCTCTGGGCAATCTGATGTGGTTGCAGATTCATCAACAGACACTTTAACATTAGTTGCAGGAAGCAATATCACATTAACAACAAATGCTGCGACTGACACAATTACTGTCGCAGCTTCTGGTGGTGGAGTAGACCAAAATCTATTTGAAACAATTGCTGTTGCTGGACAATCAGACATAGTAGCAGAAACTACTACTGATACATTAACAGTCGCCGCAGGGAGTAATGTAACTATAACCACCAATGCTGCCACTGATACTCTCACCATTGCGGCGACAGATACGAATACAACTTATACTGCTGGAACAGGATTAACCTTAACAGGTACAGAATTTACTACCAATGACTCACAAATAGTCCACGATAATCTTAGTGGCTATGTGGCCAATGAGCACATAGACTGGACCGCAGCGTCTGCTGGTACAATTCATGCTACCAATTACACTGATACAAATACTACATACACTGCTGGAAGTGGAGTTGATTTAGTAGGTACTGAGTTCAGCCACACTGATACTTCTAGCCAAGCCTCCTCTGATAATTCTGGAAGAACTTACATCCAAGATATCACACTAGATACATTCGGTCATGTTACAGGATTAGCAACAGCAACTGAGACTGTAACTGACACTCACAAATTTAAAGAAAACACACATTTCAGTAGAGGAACTTCATTTCCTGCTGTTGATACAAGTAAAGTTTATCCAAAAATTGGTGAAGTAAGTTGCACATCAACTAAAGGACTCTGTGCAATTAGAGATGGTTCTATCGTAGGTATATCTGTAAACTATGATGTAGGTTCGACAAGTGGTAAAATCTCAGGATTACTTATAAATGCAGATGTAAATGGAACAACAGTCTGGCAGAATACTATAGACCATGCTGTAGGATTATCAAAGGAAGCTAATTTCACTCAATCAGAAGGAACAGACTCTTTTTCAGCAGGAGATACAATCACAGTAAACTTTGAAGCTACAGGCTCAAGCCCAACAGTAAATATTGCTAATGTTATAATCAGTTTGGAGTATTATTATGATGACTGATTATGGTATTTATGTGCCTTCAATCTTGGAGGACTTGGAACCAGCCTTCAAAAAATATTGTCCCTACAAAAGATTCTTAGATGTAGGGAGTGGTAATGGCTCAGTCATGGAGTTAGCTTTCAAACATGGTAGCTTAGTACGTGGTGTTGAAATTGAGAAAGAATTTGCTGACAACTCAAAATTTAAAGAACATGTAAGCAATAAGTGTTTTTCTGAGATTGATTTCAGAATTTATAATATAATATATTATTTCATGAAAGGAACAACAAAAGAAAAAGAATTAATAAAAAAAATAAATAATGAAGCTAATGGCTTGGTAATATTAAACACTAATGGCAGCTCTCTAAAAGAGATAGCCAAGTTTACATCCAAGCTAAGAGGTTCTTTAATAGATAAGATGGGAACAATATTAGTATATTCCTTTACTACTTCATAGGTTCAAGGATTAAGATTTCTTTAGTTTCACCAAAAGCACTTGTCTTGATGAAATCACATCTACCTTTCTTCCCAACCCAGTTTTGAGTATCTAATCCCCAAGTAGCTTGTAAAGGTCTCATAGCCATTTTACCTGGACTCCAAATTAATTTTCTATCTTTAATTTGAACTGGAATGCTAATTCCTTTACGAGTTGAACCGTCTTTCTGTGGAATCTCTTCAATCTCTCCTTCACCAGTTATTGTTACTATATCGCCTTTACTCGCTGATCTATTATTCAAATAGTGTTCTAATTCGCCTGTGTTTACCATTGTTTATACCTCCTTTCAAATAACATCAAAGTGTACCTCAAAAGGACCATTTAAGTTAGAGTTAGCCTTGTATAGTGCTGAAGTCTTAGCATCAGAATAGTTATCAGGCTTACATTGTATAAGCCTAATAACTTTATTCGTAGCATCTATACCGAATACATCTATTGGACTATGACTACCAGCCATACGCTGTGCAATGTCAAAGCCTTGTGATTTTAACATCTTAACAGTTTTATATTCTTTGCGGCGACCCTTCTCATAGTTACGATTAGGCATCTGAATCCTCATTAATGTTCACACATTCATCACTCATGTGATATTCAGAGTTGAAGGGCTTCAAACATTCTTCACAAATATCAGACATCTGGCCCTCCAAATTGAGACATTAACCAATCATCTATTTCAGCTGAACGCTTAACATCATCTTGATTTAGCTTATCTGAAATCAACTTAAACTCCCATGTATAGCCTCTAGAGTTCTTGGTAACCTTCAAACTCTCTTTGGTATAATCCAAAGGTGTATGACTACTCTCCGTCTTCATTTTGTGTCTCCATTAACGTTTCTAAACGATATTTAGCTAATTCCATGAATTGCTTAGCAGTTGCTTTAGTACAGCCATACTCTAATTGTATCTCATTTAATAAATTAGAATCAGGCAAATGTCTCTCCTCAATTCTAGCTTCATTAAGTGTAGTAACTATCTTATCAATTATAGCCTTCCTTCGCAAGTTCTGTGGGTGTATCATTTTCTTCATTTTGTTTAACCTCCTGTAACAAATACAAAACAACGTACTATATAAACCTTTCCCTCTCTCTTACACTTTCACTCTCTCTAGTTTTAACAACGTAAAGTATAAAAGAAAAAGAAAAAGAAGCAAAAAGAAAAAGAAAAAAGTACATACGTAGTAGACCCCACGCTAAGAGAAAGAGAGAAAAAGAGAGCCTATGCGTTCTTTGTTGAACGATATCTCCTTTTTCATTTACTCTGCTTTCTCTGCTTATGAAAAAAAGATTGCACTATTAGGAGGCCACTATGATATATATACTTTTTCCTTTTTGGATACCAAAATACTAATTTATCGCTAGGGCGATACATTTTCTTTGGAAAGGGAGCCATTTTGCGTTGCTTATGCAGCACCGCAAAGTATTAGTAGTTAGTTAGCGTGTTAGTTACTACTAACACAGACAGCGTTACGTTATTCTTAGTGTTTCTTACAACGCAACGCAAAATGTCCCCCCTATTATACGCCTTATTTCGCCCCCCCACGAAATAAGGCTAATTAGCAACGTAACGTATCGTTACGTTGTGTATGTATACTTTAATGTATATGTTGTATCACCGATAAGCTTATAAAGGGAGAGAAAGAGGCAACGTAACTTTGTAGCTCTGTGTAAAAGACCGTCGTTCAAAAGTCAACGTACTTTTTCTGGGTTCTTAGCACCCACGATTTTTTTATTTAAAAAATAATAAAAAAAGCTAATATAGCTTGGTGGCTAACGCCCTCAAAGCAGTAAATATTATATACTATACACTCATAGAGAGAGCATGGAAGACGAATTAAACCTCAAGATCGGAACTTCAAATGAGGCTTATTGGACAGAAGTAAAGGAGAAAACAGAGGCAGATATAGAGAATCTGAACAAACTCCTTATGTTTCAAGCCGCTATACTAGATATGGCAGAAGCTAAGATCAAAGAGGAACATGATAAAGAACATACAACTGGATGATTGGCAGGAAGAAGTTCTGAAAACAGAAGGAAACATGGTTCTTTGCACTGGAAGACAGGTTGGAAAGACTACTATCCTAGCAAGGAAGGCCTGTACTTACATGATAAAAAACAAGAACTCTAAGATTATAGTAGTATCTCTAACAGAAGAACAGGCTAAGCTGATAATAATAATGATGTTAGACTATCTTGAGAAGCATCACAAGAGACTAATCTCTAAAGGGAAGAAGAAGCCAACACAAAACAAGATATTTCTAACAAATGGGAGTAGTGTGATAGCTAGACCAGTAGGACAGACTGGTGATGCACTAAGAGGGTTCACTGGGAATGTTCTAATAATAGATGAAGCGAGTAGAATGCCTAACCTGATATGGGAAGCCAGTAGACCAACACTATTAACAACATCTGGAGAAATATGGATGTGTTCAACACCACATGGAAAGCAAGGCTATTTCTGGGAGGCATTTCAGAACAAGAATGGAAGATACAAAGTGTTTCATATATCAAGTGAGGAAGTTATAACAAACCGCCCAATCTCAGAGGGTTGGGATGAAAAGCAAAGACAAGGAGGGATGGACTTCTTAGATAGAGAAAGGACAGACATGAGTGAACTACAATATGGGCAAGAATATCTGGGATTATTCCTAGACGACCTAAGACAGTATTTCCCAGATGAACTAATAGAACAAACCTGCACAGAGAAGAGACCAGAACAACATAGAAAAAACAAAGAATACTATCTTGGTGTGGACATTGCGAGAATGGGAGATGATGCAAGTACCTTTGAAATAATTGAAAAGATAAGTAATGAGCAACTGGTACAAGTTGAGAACATTGTAACACACAAAACACTGACAACTCAAACTGAAGATAGGATACTAACATTAAACAAATACTATGATGAGATAAAGACAATCTATCTCGATGCTGGTTCTGGAAGCTTGGGAGTTGGGATATTCGACCACCTTCTAAGAAATGATGATGTAAAAAGGAAGGTGGTTGCTATTAATAATAGGGCAAGGGCGTTAGACCATGAGGGAAAAACTAAAACAAGACTTCTTAAGGAAGACTTATATGATAATCTAAGAAGCTTGATGGAAAAGAAGTATATCAAACTATTAGATGACCCAGAGATACAATTATCTCTAAGGTCAGTCCAGTATGAATATGTTAAGAAAGAGGGAGGACTATCTCAAATGAAAATCTTTGGAAATGATACTCACATAGTGGAGGGATTGATAAGAGCGGCTTGGTGTGCTAAGGAGAAAAGTTTAAGTATTTGGGTGAGGTCTATTAAAGTATAATGGCACAAGAATTTAAAATCCGAAATATACAAACTGATGAAGAGTTTACTTTTGAGAGTGCCACAGATTCTAAGACTATTGGTTTAAGTGATGATGCATTTGCACAGATTATGGCACTAGATAGATTAACACAAGCAATTAATAGACTTGCTGGGAATAGATAATGGCAGATACTGGAATCTTCGCAACAACTGCACAAGTCCAAAGGAAGGTTGGAGCTGATGCAAGTTCAGTAGCAAATACAGAAGCTTATATTAATGACTTCATGAGTCAAGTTGAAGCTCAGATAAATGTTGAAACTAGATACAACTGGTCTGATACTTATGCAAGTCTTAATGTAGATGTTAAAGGAATTCTAACACAAGCTGCCTCAAACCTAGCAGCAATGTATGTTATTAACTATGATGCAACAAGTTTCTTACAACTCTCCTTTGCTATATCTAGAATGAATGTGCTTAGAGATAGGTATGATGAATGTATCAAAATACTGAAAGAGGAAGCAAATAGAAACTTTGCACAAGATGCATAATGGGAAGAATACCTGAATTTTTTGGAATCCCACAACCTAGCCTCCTAGCAAGCTATGACTATACAGATTTAACCACTGGAATAGCTTACAAAGATTACTATGGAGCTAAATTAGATGGAGGGAATTTTGTACTTTTAGGAACTCCTTTAAGTTCTACACTTATAGCATCTACTCAGAATATGAGTTCAGGTGGAAGTGATGCATTAAGGCAAGAATTTGATTTTGATTTAGATGTAGATAGACCTCAACAAGTCAAAGGACCTTTATTTGTTGATGCAACTTACTTTGCTAGAAATAACAATGGTACGCCTACTTTTGTCATTTGTTATCTTAAAGTTAGAATATTCCATGTTGATGCTTCTAGTACAGAAACAGAAATAGGGACTCAAGTATCTGCAACTGAGAGACCAGATGCTGGAACAGATATAGGTGTAGCAACACAACAAGCTACTTTTAAATTTGATGTAGATAAAAGGTTTAAAGAAGGCGAGAAGCTAAGAGTAAATATAGAAATGTGGGGAAGTCATGGAGGGAGTGGGGGTTCAAATGCAACTGCTGGATTATGTCATGACCCATTTAATCAACCCTATAATGTTAGTGGTACTCCTATAACTTTCCATCAAAATGCAGCAAGGACTGACCTTCTGGTGAGTATTCCATTTAAAGTAGTTATATAGGAAACTCTAAATAGTTAAGGTATTTAATAATAGAATGGTAAACTTAGACATAGGAAAAACAAGTAGAACCGACTTAACAGCCGCTGTTACTGATTATACTGTTTCTGCTCAACATATAGACTCACCTGGAGACATGCAAGGAGAGACATGGTACGATTTCCCTAATTCTAGTGAATATTTAGGATATTACAAGTCTATACCAGAATTAAAGAA